TAGTACCGCTGATTTTGCTTTATACTACAATGATGTATTAGCATGTACAGGTACTACAAATCTCAACACATCTATTGATGTATCAATGCAGGAGCAGAACGTGAATGCAGGAAAGGGCAATAAGCTGGCTTATTCATTTAAGTACGGCAGAGAATTATCCGTTACTCTCGAGGCAGCAGACTGGAAACTTGAGTACATTGCAGCCAATGTTGGTTCGCAGATCACAGAGGGGCTTACAGATGTTTACAAGATGGGCGAATGTGTACGCTTAACAGCCGGTGTTGGCGTATTAGCTGCTGCTCCTATCGGAGACGTTGCCATCGAAATGCCGGACGGTAGAATCGTAACTGTTACTCCTGATGCTGCTTCTATTGACTTAACAGCTTATGGTCTTGACAACGAATCAGTTAAGGCTACATATCAGTACAGCAGAGTTGCAAAGACAATTACTATCGATGCAGACACTTCACCAAGCGTATTTAAGTTAGTTCTTGACGCTGACAAGCACAATAACAAGCTTGGTAAGGTTGGCAGCCTCCAGATTATCGTTCCTTCATATCAGCCAAGCGGTAACTTTACCATGAGCTTCACTCCTGACGGAGTATCAAGCACAAACATTGACGGTAAGGCTCTTATGGTTGAGGGCGACAGATGTGCAGACGGTTCTGCCGTATATGCATACATCAAGGAATTTGATGAAACTGCCACTGCTCTTACTGTAACAGATATCGCAGCTACTCCTGCTGCTATTTCTCTTAACACAACAGACAATACTTCTGCTACAATCTCAGTTGTCGGCCTTAAGGGTGCTTTATATGCTCCTGTTGAGCTTTCAAACACAGATTGTACATTCGTAAGCGAAACACCTGCTACAGCTACTGTAGATGAGAACGGTGTTGTTACAGCTGTTGCTGCCGGTTCTGCTAAGATTACCGTTACCTACAACGGTATCAGTGACGTAATCGACGTAACGGTAGCCTAATCTCCCCATATTGACAGACGATTGAAATATATCGTCTGTCTTTTTTTTAAGAATTTTATACTGAAAGCGAGGAATATCCGCATGGACAGTCGTATATTTGAAATTATTTTGAGCTTAATCCCTGTATTAGGCACTATTATTACAGCATTTATAATCCCACTTATCAAGGAAAAAATCGGCACTGAAAAGCTTGCCAAATATGAATATTGGGCATCCATGGCAGTAAAATGTGCGGAAATGCTCTGGCCCGACAGCGGCACAGGCACAGACAAGAAGGCTTACGCTGTAAACATACTGAACAATATGTTTAACAAAAATAAGGTTATTATAACAGAGCAGCAAATCGAAATCTTAGTTGAAGCATGCGTAAATGAAATGAATGCCAGAAACAATGAGGATACCTAAATGGAGCTGCTTATAAAATATTTATCAGACGGGCATGGCTTTACGGAACTATTTACAGCCATCCTTGTAATAGCTGCCGTTATTCTCGGTGTAGAAAAATTTCTAAAGTGGGTATATAATCTCTTTCTTAAAATGCACAGGCGCAAAAAAGGCGAGGAGGATGAACTCGCCATGCTAAACAAAAATACCACTGAAATTAAAAATCTCTCTGAAAGCATCGAAAATCTGGCTGCCCTGATTAACAAACAATATCGTCATCTCGACAAAAAAATTGACGAGCAGAAGGAACGCTTAAACGAATTCGATAATGCCGGCAAGCGAAGAGACTGTGCTATATTAAGAGACCGAATTTTAGGCGGAATGCGCTATTTCTGCCAAAATACAGATAGCCAGGGAAGCGTACACATAAGCATTACAGACCACGAAAATATGGAGCATTTATTTGAAGAATACTTCGACTGTAATGGCAATGGCACCGTAAAATCGATATATGAAAACGAATTTAAAACATGGATTATTGATAATTAAGGAGACACGAATTATGATTAAAAAATTCAAGGAATATTTAGAGTACAGACATAACAAAAAAATTGCAAAGAGAGAGCTTGCTAAAATGGCAGCCGCTATTCTTCCGGTCATCAGAGACACAGCTGAGAAAAGTGCTGATATTGCCAGACTCATTGTTAAATTAGCTAAGGATGCTAAGAACGGGGATGATGGAAGGCTTGGCACAGCTAAATAAAACCTACTTATAGGGCTGTCAGTCAAAAAACTGATAGCCCTTATACAGGGTATACAAAAGAAAGTAGAGCTACACGCTCACATCAACCACGCTTATTATGAATAGAGTAAAACACTAGCAGTTCTGGCATTTTGTTGTGTTAGAACTGCCAGTGTCCATATAAGTGGTTTTATTTCGCGCTTATAATGTATTTTATTATTAAACATGTGTAGTGTTATTTGCGTAAGCATCGTCTTGTAATTCTTCTTCTGGCATTTCAATTATGTCCAGTTCCATTGCTTTCATTGTGAGATGTAAAGCGATTTCATTATATTCCATTGGTATAACCCTCCTTAGTATATTATAAGGCAATTGTACCATGCTGCTAAAAATAATAATAGACAGAACTTTTGTTTTGTCTATTATTACTATTGCAGGTTACTTGTTTACTTATTTTTAAGAAAAGATGTGGTTATTTATGGTTTAATTTATTTGTCATATACCATTTTATAAACCTCAAAGGTTTCATCATCTGATATCTTAACATATATTGTTGCAATGTCCATATCATCACCCCTAGTAACAAAACACTTATACATAATGTATAAGACAGATGTTTCTGGTTCGTCATCAGGTACATATATTGCCTGTATATTAGATTGAGTATCCATGAGTTTTTCACAATACTCGTCTACTACCGCCCTACACTCAGTTAATTGAGTTTCTGTTAGTTGGATGCCATTATCCTCATCTTCGAGTTTAAGGTCTTCTACACTATGTTGTGAACAGAAAAGGCTATATTCTTCTGCCTCATTATCACAATCAGGTAATGCACATTGGTATGTTTTTTCTTTTTCAGAACAACTACATAAAAACAAGCATATAAATAATATAGGAAAAAATCTTTTCATGTTTGACCTCCTGTTAAAATTTGTACCATATATTATATCACAAAATCCTAATCTCCACAATTAGGAAAAATGAACATCTCCACAATGTTCATAGGACATCTCCACAATGTCCAATACAGCACAGATATTCTCCACAAATAGAATAGTATCTCCACAATACTTTGCTGAAACCAAAATTAGTATGATATTCAAAACATGGTTAAATGATTTAAGTATGGTATCAAAAGCAACCGAAGGTATAAATATGTCTATGATGGCTGTCGGCGCTGCTGATTATTCAAAGGCAATAGATGGATTATCTTTAAGCCAAGCAAAATTATTATTGAATATGCAAGGGGTGGATGCAGAGCAACAGAAAAGTTTGTTATTACAAGCAGGATTAATATCATCTAGCGAGAAAATGACAGCTTCTCATGTGGCACAAGCATTGTCAAATACTACTCTAAAAAATACTGAGCAAGAAAGAGTCTTAATTAAAGCAGGTCTTATGAATGCTCAAACAAAAGAGTTAATACTTGAAAATAATTGTACGGAAGCAAAATTAAGAGAGGCTTTAGCAACCACTACTCTTGACGCTACTGAAAAAGATGCGATAGTAACTAGAATACTTGGTGTAAATGCTAATGCTGGTTATGCTATATCATTCGATGTTTTAACTGCTTCTATTTGGGCAAACATTAAAGCTATGACAAAATGGCTTGTTACAAATCCTGTTGGATGGTGTATTTTGATTGCAGGTTTGTCTAAAATCATTGATGAATTAGTTGACACAGAAGAAGAATTAAACGAACAACTTGACGAACTTAGTTCTAAATGGGAAGAATTATCTTCTACTATTCAAAATAGTTCAAAATCATTTCAGAGCTTAAAATCTCAAGCTGATGAGTTAATTCCTAGATATGCTGAACTTGCACAAGGTGTAGATAAGTATGGGAAAAATGTATCATTAACAGATGAAGAATTTTCTGAGTTTGTATCATTGAATAATCAATTGGGTCAAATGTTCCCTGAACTTGTAATGGGATATGATTCTAATGGTAACGCTATTCTTGCACTTTCTGGAAATGTTGATACATTAACAGAATCTCTTTATGCTTTTGTTGAAGCACAAAGAATTGCGTCTGCTCAGACAATTGCTGACACTATGCCTGAAGTAATGTCTAATATAGATTCTACAGTTAAATCATATGAAGTTTTAATTCAGATAAAAAAAGACGAAATGGAAGTTTTAGAAGAGTTATATAAAACTTTAAAAAATGACGGTTTCGTTGAAGAATGGGGTACTATTGATTATGATAAAGTTTTAACTTCATCTACAGAGATTATGGATAAATACGGTATAAAATATAATGCCATAGACCTTGATGACCCAAATTCTGATTTGGCATGGAGAAAATACAGTATAACCGTAGATTGGGACGAATTTGAAACAGCATACAATGGTAGAATTGCAGGTTTCGAAAAGGAAATAAACAATTTAATTGGTAAAATTGAATCAAAATGGAAACAATTAAATCCTGTTATATCGGCTTGGTTGTCTACTGATTTCTTATATCAAGATTTAGATATGAGTGGTCAGAGCCTTGTTACTGCTATGGTTGGTGAGATTGATTTCAAAGAACTTAGAGAACTTGGAATAGATACAGAGAAAGAAATTCAGAACTACATAACTAATAGTATAATTACTC